GGGATTGTCGGAAATACAAGAACGCGAAATTCTTTTGAAAGACAATGGGATGACTTGGGGCGAATGGGACATGGACTTATTATCATCGTGGTCTGACCTGCCGCTCGTTGACTGGGGGGTGGACTTGCCGGAGGATTGGCTGAAGGAGGAAGAGACCGTTGGCGATGCTGAACCTCAGATGGACAAGGCCGCTGAACTGAACAAGATTTGGCGCGTGAAATCGGGCGACCTTTGGCAAATTGGGGATCACGTTTTACTCTGTGGCGATTCAACGAAGGCCGAGGACGTGGCGCGGGTTATGGGGAACGACAAGCCCCTGTTGATGGTCACTGATCCGCCCTATGGGGTGGAATATGATGCTGATTGGCGCAACGAGGCAAAGAGGCCAAACGGGAAACCCTACGGCGCAAGTGCCATAGGAAAGGTCAAGAACGATGACAGCGCAGACTGGACGGAGGCGTGGAAATTGTTTACGGGCGATGTTGTTTATGTTTTTCACGCAGGCGTAAAGTCTCACGAGGTTGCGGATTCCCTTGTTTCATGCGGGTTCGAGATGAGGGCATTAATCTGTTGGGCGAAAGATACTTTCGCAATCAGCAGAGGCCATTACCATCACCAGCATGAGCCGTGCTGGTATGCTATAAGAAAAGGCGGCACGGGGCATTGGGTTGGCGATAGGTCGCAGACGACCCTATGGGAAATCGACAAGCCGGTCAAATCAGAGACAGGGCATAGCACCCAAAAACCACTTGAGTGCATGGCCCGCCCGATCCGCAACCACGAAAGCGAATTCGTCTATGATCCCTTCCTCGGCTCCGGCACCACTCTTATAGCGTGCGAAAATTTAAAGCGGCGTTGTTTCGGCATTGAGATTTCACCTGATTATGTTGCGGTTTGCCTGCAACGTTTTGAGGATGCCTTCGGGATTAAAGGGGTGCTTGTTCAAGACGACGAGCTTCAACGTCCGCTCGTACATGGCAAGGGCGGCAAAGGGTGATGAGGTTATCAATGGCATTTGCATCATTACGGTTTTTGAATAAACGGACAGGAATTTTATGATGAATTTCAAGAGTATATCCAGCTTTAGATTGAGTGATGCCACAGTGTTGACACGTCACATTATCACGGGCGCGGGCGATTCGCCGATTGCGAATCCAGTCTTTCCCATAATACGGGAGATATCCACCTTTCCAAGAGGGGCTTTCTTCACCTCGCCGGTGTTCGCTATTCCATTTTCCCATACATTCACGGGAGCAGAAAGGATTTTTGGCGGTCTCGCCGTTCCGTCTTCGGAATCCCTCACCGCACCATTTGCAATACAAAATTCGACTTCCCCAGCCAAGCAAGACAAGGCGACATTCAGGGCTACATGTGGCCGATGCAACCCGCTTCAGGCGCTTAACACGATAAGGCGGCATGTAAAAAAGTTTACCGCAGACTGGACAGGGGATGTAATTGAGGGCTTTCTTTTCTGCTTCCGCAGCTTTCTGGCATTCACGGGAGCAAAACCATTCTCTGTCTGGGTAATGCTTCAAAAACCAGTCTTTACGAGGTGCGCTCTTCCCGCATCGGGAGCATGTAATTTGTATAATCATATAAGAATATTATATATTAAATGTCAGATGGTTGCAAGCGAAAACTTAAGTTTATTGTGGTATCGCACAATGGTTGCCTGCCAAAATCTTAACCGCAAATGCAGGGGCATTGAAATTTCACCTCAATACGTGGCAGTTTGCTTAGAAAGAATGAAAACGGCATTCCCCGGTATCGAAATTAAGAGGCTTTAAGTGGCGCAAAACCTTGACAATTACTTGGCGGATAAAGTCCTGACGCGGCAGTTGTATTTGCAGCGTTTTTCTGCCGGCGAGAAGAAGAAAGTCCTAGCCGTCCTAGTGGACATGCGGAAGGAGTTGGTGGCGAAGCTCCGGGCTGGGGATGTGACTGAGTTCTCGCGGGGGCGACTCAATAAATTGCTTGTAGAATGCAATGCCATCATCAAGCAGGGGTACAACGAAATTCAAACCAAGCTCGACCTTGACGGTTTGGCAGAGGTTGAAGCCGCAGCCACGATCAAGCCACTTGTCGCCGTAGGACTGGAGGCGTCCCTACCGACCGCCGCTGTTATGAAGTCTCTGGTAAGCAATTCGCTTATTGAGGGCGCGCCATCCGCCGAATGGTGGAAAAAGCAGAGCGACGACATGGCCTTCAAGTTCGCTGCTCAGGTTCGACAAGGGATTGCGCAGGGCGAGACAATGCAGCAGATCGTTCGGCGGATTGCAGGCTCTAAAAAGCTCGGCATACCCGGTATTTTTGAAGTTTCACAGAAGAACTCGTTTGCGCTTGTGCATACCTCTGTCATGTCTGTATCTACTGATTCGCGTATTGCAACATATCAAGCAAATGCGGATGTTATCAAGTCGCTCGTTTGGCTGGCAACTTTAGACGGAAAGTGTTGTCCTGCATGTGGGATAAGGGATTCAAAAGAATATGACTTGATGACTTTCGCGCCGATAGGCCATTCAATCCCGTGGGGCGCAGGCCCTGGGAAGTTGCACTTTAACGACCGATGCACACCTACGGTTAAAACAAAAAGTTTTAAAGAACTCGGCATAAAACTGGCTGAACTGCCGGAGACCGGAGAGCGGGCGTCCGACCTGGGGCCGATTGACCGCAAGACCACGTTTGACAAATTCTTGAAGATGCACAACAAAGAATACCAGGACGAAATGCTGGGCAAGGGCAGGGCGCAACTTTGGAGGGATGGCAAGCTTTCGCTTTCACAACTTTTGGACGGCACTGGGCGAGAATTATCGCTCAAAGAATTGAAAAAACTGTAGGGGCGCTAAAAAAGGGCTTGACTTTTTGTTTTTTAGCGTTCACAATTAACAACAAAGGATGGTAAGGTCATCCGTAACGGGGTAAAGCCCCACAGGAGGAGGTAGAAATGGCAGTAGATTTAAAAGATGCAGAGGTACAAGCGGCAATTAAGGCGGCGGTTGAATCTGCTGTTGCAGAAGCGACAGAAGGGCTGAAGGCCAAGAATGTCGAACTGCTTGCGAAACTTAAGAAGGCACAAAAAGATTCGATTGTGGATCCCGCCGAACATGCCGCATTGCAATCGGAGCTTGAAGGCACGCAGGCAAAACTTGCAGAGGCGACAAAGGCATTTAAGGCGGCGACATCAGAGTCTGAGAAAGTCAAAAAAGCCTATGAGAGCGAATCGCAGCTTACTCACCGGCTTCTTGTTGATAACGGGCTCACGGACGCTCTCACAAAATCCGGCGTGACGAATCCTGTTCATTTACGTGCCGCGAAAGCCATGCTTGCCGGGCAAGTCCAGCTAATCGCTGATGGCGAGAACCGGATTGCCAAAGTAGGCGAAAAGCCCCTTGCTGATTATGTCGGAGAGTGGGCAAAGAGCGACGAGGGCAAGTATTTCGTAGCCGCACAGCAGAACACCGGCGGCGGGGCAATGGGGGGCGATGGCAAGAGCGTCAAAGCAGATGACATTGCAAAGATCACTAATCCGAACGCCCGTCTTGCGGCGATTAATGCGGCGGGAATAAAGGAATAATAGTTCTTTGAGAAAATTGGCTGAATCCTAAGGGGAATCAGCATGAAATGGCAAGGCCAAGACCTAAGGGGTCAACACTCTATGGGTATTGGCCTTTTTTTATTAAAAAATATTTAAAAATAAAAGGAGAATAATAACAATGGGAATGACATTATTGGAGTATGCAAAGGGCGCGGGGCTTAATACCAAGCGCGGGACGATCATCGAATTGTTTGCAAAGGAAAGTCCAATCCTTAATGCGATGACGTTTGAGACAATCCAGGGATCAGGGGTTGATTATGACCAGGAAGCAGCTCTTCCAGGTGTGGCTTTCAGGGGGATTAATGAAGAGTACACGGCAAGTGCGGGCGTCATAAATCCGATGCACGATCCCCTGAAAATTGCCGGTGGAACGCTGGACGTGGATAGCGCCCTTATCAAAATGTTTGGGGAAGGCGTCCGGGCGAAACATGAGGCCATGAAGATCAAGGCCCTATCGTTGAAGATCGCAAAGATGGTCATCAAGGGCGATTCGACCAGCGATCCGAAAGAGTTTGATGGATTACAGAGGAGATTAGCCAATGACCAAAAAATCTGTGCTACGACTAACATCACAGATACTGTGGGCGCTCTGAAGCTGGCGAAACTGGACGAGGCCATTGACCAAACCGAAAACCCGACCTGCCTGATCATGAATAAGAAGCTCCGCAGATTACTTACCCAGGCGTCAAGAACCTCAACAATCGGCGGATATGTAACCTATACCCAGGATAACTGGGGACGTCAAGTTCCTCGGTATGCTGATTTGCCGATCCTGGATGCAGGAAAGGATAACACTAACACCGATATCATCCCCCTGACGGAAACCGCTGGGGATGGCGGCGCAGACGCAACCAGCCTTTACGTAGTTTCATTCAGCGACGGCATGGTTGAGGGAATCCAGAATGGCACAATAGAATCGAAAGACCTCGGTTTGACTGATTCCGGCGTCATTTATCGGACACTGGTTGAGTGGCTTGTAGGTATGGCTCTGTATCATCCGAGGGCGGCCACCAGGATTTGGAATATCAGCACGGCCGATGCAGTTACTGCGTAATTAACAAACAGAAATTTGAAAGGAGAATAAAAAAATGACCACATATTTAAAAGAAGATTTTCTTTACGATGCGGATTTGTTGCTTGAGGATTCGCTGGATAGTGCGGGGGATGTTTCCGCTATCACTGCATCTCAGGTAGGCAAGGTTCTCGATGTTGCCAAAATTATCGACCTCGGCGACGGTCTGGTTGAGGGCTATATGATCGTTGATATTGATGCGATTGATATAAGCGCTGCCGATGAACTGTATGAGATATTCTTGCAGGGCGCACAATCCGCCACGTTTGCTACGGCGGGACTTGTCCGCAATTTAGCTGCTCTGGAGCTTGGGTCAGGTGAATTGCTTACCAATGCAACGGCTACTACAGGAGATCAGGGCGCAGCGGGAGACCGTTATGTCGTACCTTTCCGAAACGAGCTGAACGGAACCGTCTACCGCTATGTCCGAGCATATCAACAGATTGCTAACGGCACCGGCGAAACCATTACCGACAAAATTTGGCTGACGATCAAACGGAAGTAAACAACATTCAGGGAAGGAGAAAATATGGCAACAGACACAGGAATTGTAACAATTTACGATTTGGAAAACGGCGGAGTTTCGCTTACCACCCACCGGATTGATGCAAAAGAATTTCTTGCTCATCCATCGGGCAGGTGGTCAACAAGCCCAGATGGTGGCAAAGACAAAGCCACGGGAAAAGAGACCGGCGA